TTGCACCTCGACCATGGCTTCGGCCAGTGCTTCCATAGATTCCGGCTGCAAGAGGTGATCCACGATGGACTGCATGACCTTTCCTTCCAGATCGTCCTTCGGGATGTTCCGCAGGTGGCAGTCCTTATTGGGGCAGGTGTAGTAGCGGTAGACCTCGCCGGTGGCGCTGTGGCCGCTCATGCCGCGCATGAGGGAACCGCAGGAGCAGTAGAGCTTGCCGGACAGGATATAGTCCGCTTTCGGTTCATTCTTTGCCTTGAGCTGACGGTTCAGTTTCAACATGGTTTGTGCCCTCTCCCAAAGTTCGTCGTCGATAATGGCCGGAATGGCCCCTTCAATGCGCACATCATACGATTTGCTGACGTACACGCCGCGATAGGCTTCGTTCTGGATGATCCGGGGAATGCTGCTCTTGTTGAAGGGGTTGCCCTGACTGGTACGCAGACCTTTGGCGTTGAGCTTATCTACAATAGAGGTGGCGGATTCCCCGGCGGCGTAATGCTCAAAGATGAAGCGGACGGTGGGAGCGGTCTTTTCATCAATGACAAACCGTTTGTGTTCGTCCGTTTTCAGGCCAAGGGCACGGCATCGGCTGATGGCCTGCCCCTTGAGGGCACTTTCTCTCATGCCGCGGCGCATCTTCTCGGCCAGCTCGGCAGAGTAGTATTCGGCCAGCGCTTCCATCACGCCCTCAATGATGATACCTTCCGCACCGGCGATATTGGATTCTGCGGCATAAACGATCTCAACGCCGTTGTCACGCAGGCGTTTCTTGTACACGGCAGAATCATAGCGGTTCCGGGCGAAGCGGTCTGTTTTCCAGCAAATCACCATATCGAATGCGCCCTTGTCGCTGTCAGTAATCATTTGCTGGAACGCTGCACGATCATCGGTCTTGCCGCTGATGTGGCGATCCACATATTCTTTCTGAATGGTCATGTTGTGCAGGCGGGCGTAGGTCTCGCAGTCCCGGCGCTGGCCCTCAATGGACTGCTCGGTCTGCCCGCTGCCGCCGCTGTATCTGTAATAGGCGACCAGCCGCACTTCGCCGCCCTTGTTGAATTTTCTTTTTGCCATACCTTGAGTGTCCTTTCAGGTAATCGTCTCATTGGCCTGCGGATTAGACGAAAGCGCAAGGCGTGAGACGAAAAATCATAAATCACTGCAGGATCATATAAATACAGTTTCATTTATAGCCCGTCAGGCTTCGGCCCGGCGGGCTTTTTCTTTTTGCAAATTTTACGAAAATAAAGAATAAATGAAGCAAAACGGAATAAACTGAGGGACTTTCAGAAAATGCTTCAAAAAAGTAATGAGCGCCCGCGTGCTATCCTAACTATCGGAAGGAGAGGATAGCACGCGGGATGTTCCCTTGCTTGACAAGGGAACATCATGGATTCTATTCGCTTACACTTTGGTAGTTTCTGCGCTTTCTGCGCGTTGAGCATGACGGTTCAAAACGAAGTCCACGGTTTCTTTATCGGACGCAGGAAGGTTGTGATATTTTTCCAGCGCGGATACATCGTCGATGGAGAAAGACGGCCTGTCAGAATACGGCTCAATGCGCCCGGCAACAAGAGCATCCAGTGAGATTCCGAGAAACTGACATACGCGGATCATATTTTCGACGCGAGTATTCATTACACCACGGCGAAGGATACCGTCAATGGTTGTATAAGGCAATCCGATTGCAACGGAGAAATCTTTTACAGTCCTATATTGTTTCAGGATGTAGGATTTCAAAAGTTCTTCTCTGGTCATAGTGTAGGCTCCCTTCTTTATTTATATTGTAGTCCTAGAATTAGGAAAAATCAATGCCGAACATCCGAAAAATAAAAAGAATTTTCTAAAAATAGTATTGAAACGGTTGACAAATACTAATTCTAGTGCTATAGTGGTCGCAAATACGAAACTTAGGATTGGAGGATGGCGCAATGGTATATCCGCTGGCTGAAAAGTATCTGCGTATCAGTGGCAAAACGGTAGAAGAACTGGCGGAAGAAGTCGGGACTTCCCGCAGTACGATGTACTACAAACTGAATGGCGGCTCAGACATGAGCGTGGAAATGGCTATCAAGGTCAAGGCGGCTTTGGGTGCAGAGGAAAGCATTGAAAAGCTCTTTGCACGCAGCGACGAACCCGAAAAGCAGGAGGGCGAAGCGCATGACGCTGAAACCTGAACACATTGTAGAAGCGCTGAACAAAACGCCGGAGCTGAAACGTCGCCTGATCCTGCGGATCATGGAAGAACTGCTGGACAGCGAAGCCTTTATGGAAGCGTACCCGCGCTTGTATGACCCGGCAGCGGCAGAGGCTTCACCGGAGTATAGGGAAAAGGTACGCGAAGAACTGGCGCAGATCATCGTGCGGCTGTTCCACAAAAACAAAGTTCGCCCGGACGATGCCGAAGAAGCATTGAACCGGGCGAGAGGAACTTATTTGGAAATGTATGTCCACTCCGATAAATCGTGAGGGAGTTCTTCCAGATTTGAAGCATCGGGGCAGCCGGTGGAACGGCAGTATACATTGTCTGCTTCAATCTGTGGAGTGGGGCAGGCTTCCCAGATAATGCCGTTGTACAGAAATCCGAACAGGCCGTCACCGGTTGGGACGATATACAACGGGCCGATAGAAGAATGGTAGACCCACATATTTATAACGCCTCCTTTCCGACTGATTATAGCACGGCGGGGAGGGGAGAGACAACAAGCAGGAGGGCGGAGCGCATGACGCTGAGACCTGAACACATTGAAGAAGCGCTGAACAAAAAGACGTTTGATGAAATCGACCCGGACGAAGTTCTGAAACATTACGGCTACAAGCCGGAAGAAGTTCATTGCAACGGCGTCGGGATCGGTGTATGGCGCAAGGAAGAAGCGTTTCAGAAGTTGGGGGACATCGGGGCATTCATGAGGTTTGTTGACCATAAAGCAAAAGCCCGGATCGAGTTCAACTACGACCCGGACTTTCCAGCGGCGTTGCTTATTACACACGCCGCCACAAAGACGTAAGATCAGTTTCCCAGAAGCGTGCATTTGCATGGGCGGCGCAGGAGTGCCGTTTATCCGCAACCCGTCCAAGAACAATCGTGTTCGGGCAGACCTGTTCATTCTGGGCGTTGATGCGGGCAAAACGACCATCTATCAGCGTTTGGAAGTCAAGACGCCCGGCCCGAACTACTGCCACTTCCCGTCAAATGAGGAAGCAGGCTACACCGAAGAATACTTCAAGGGCCTAACAGCTGAGAAGAAAGTGGTGCGGTTCGTCAAGGGTCATTTGAAAGAATACTGGGAAATCAAAGATAAAGAGCATAAACGAAACGAGCCGCTGGATTTGCGCAATTACGCAACCGCGGCTCTTGCTATTTCTCGCCCTGTGCTGAAAAAACCGGATGCAGACGGAACGCCTGCCCAGCCGGTCAAGAAATCACGGGGCCGTCGTCAGCTTTCGGGAGGTATCTAAATGGCAGGAATTACGCTGGAAACGGCACAGAAACAGCTTGACCTTTGGATTGCCGCCGAGGAAAAGGTGACACACGGGCAAAGCTACCAGATCGGCAATAGGTCATTGACCTACGCAGACCTGACGCAGATTGGAAAGCGGATTGATTATTGGTCGAACAAGGTGACGGAACTTTCTCAGCAGAGAAAGGGACGGAACCGGATGGGGCATTTTGTGCCGCGTGACCTGTAAGGAGAGTAGAAGATGGGATTCTTCGATACCCTGCTCACGGCGATTGCCCCGGAGCGGGCAGTAAAACGTGTTGCCGCACAGACGGCAATACGGGCAATCAATTCGGGATATTCCAACTATGGCGCAAGTCTGCACAAGAAATCTATGCGGGGCTGGATGTGGCACGGTGGAAGCCCGAAAGAGGACATCGAAGATAATCTTCGCGTCCTGAGAGAGCGGAGCAGGGACGCTTATATGGGCGTCCCGCTGGCAACCGGTGCCATCAAGACCATGCGCACCAATGTAGTGTGCGGCGGTCTGACACCGACACCGCAGATCGACAACGCATTTTTGGGTATTTCAGACGAGGAAGCCCAGAAAATCAATGAACAAATCGCAAGAGAATTTGCTCTGTGGGCCAATAAGCCGACCTGTGATGCAGACCGCATCGACAATTTCTATATGTTGCAGCAGTTGGCATTTACGGGATTTCTGCTGAATGGTGATTCATGGGCAGTCCTGCAGAACAAAAAGACGCCCGGTGTACCGTATGACCTGCGTGTGCGGATCATCGAAGCCGACCGCATTTGTTCTCCTGCGTTTATTCTGATTAACTTCTTTGATAATGTTATCCTTCAGGCAATTTCCGAGGAAATTGTCCCGAAGGTCAGCTTTTTCAAGGATCGCTATTTCCCCACCGGGGCAGGTGACATCTTCAAGGCGAACGAAGTTCTGACCGAGTACCGTAGCGGCGACCGTAAGCTGGCGGCATTCGTGGATCAGAAAGCGGGCGACATTCCCATTGGTCGCCGGAGCTATGAGGTGCATTCCTATAAGCCCGCCTATATCGCCCCGTCTCGTCTGCTGACCCTCGACGAGCTGACTAAGCGTGGCTTCGGTGAGGCTCTGTATCCGGGCATGGATGAAGCACAGCGTGCCGCCCGCCTGCTGGCAGACGACATGAACGACATGGAAAACCGCATTGCCCGCCGCGAGGAATGGATGGCGGCGGAAACCATGATCGGCAACGGCTGCGTTATGCAGGAGTACATCGACGGTGCAACCAAGGGCGATTCTCTGGTTGTGAAGTTCTACGACGGCACCAGCGATCATACCTATGGAGAACATTCTGAAAGTTTTTCTGATGGCATTCCCTGAATGGCTGGCCTGCATCTTCATGGTGGTCGGCCTTGTGGTCACGGCGCTGGCGGCGGTACGTCTGGGTTACGGCCTTGTGGTCGCAAAGACCGTGTACAAGTGGATCATCAACGCGGAAGAAAAGTTCGGCGCGGGTGCAGGCGCAGAGAAGAAAGCGCACGTTATCGCGGTGCTGCGCGGCTACACCCCGGACTGGCTGGACTGGGCAATCAATGAGCGGACGCTGGATTGGATCGTACAGCTTGTGTTCGACTTTACCAAGAAGAAGCTCGAAGATTACATGGCAAAGAAATCCGTGGAAACCACCACTGTGGCCCGTTTCGGTAAGGCGGGGGAGGACAAGCGTAATGACTGACGAGGAACTGGAACATCGCCTGACAGCGGTCGAAAACCGTGCACAGAGCAACACCCACCG